CACTGCCTGTGGCACCCAGTACCTCGTCCAAGTGGTAGCGTGTTTATGAAACTGGGTGCCACAGGCAGTGGTGCTGATGTAGTTATAAAGAGATACAATTCAACCACACAAAGTTTTACCACACTAGGTACAGAATTTTTTAATAGAGCAGAAGATGCAATTTTTGGTCTAGATCCAGCCGGTGGCGGCAATGGAATTGTTGCCGGAACAGTGTGGATTGCATGGGATCCTTTGCGTGACAATTCTGACGCTTTCAAACCATATCGTAGAAGAGTAACAGGTCAAACTGTTGTGAGTGGCACTGCTATTGCTGCAAACCCATTCACTGCCAGCGACGAACTTACCATTGCTGTAACAGAAATTGGATCCAGTGACGTAACTGATTATACAGTGATTTTATCTGGAACTTCGCAAGCAAGTTTTATATCAGATATTTTGGCGTTGAATATTCCTGAAATTACTGTTAGTGTAGAAAACAATATTATCACATTTACACACATTTTTGGTGGTGATATTTACTTGACAGATGTAACAGGAACTCCAACTGCTGATGCAGGATTTTCAAGTAGCACCACTGGAACCATACTGTATGGCAATATCTTGGCACTCACAAACTGGGAGTCATTGACATATACATACAGCACAACCGAACCATATCGTGCGCCTGCAGATGGAACATTATGGTATTATAGCGACCCTGCTGCTGTTGATATCATGATTAATGATGTAGGTGGTTGGAGAGGTTATAGAAGTTCATACTGGTCCGGTAAAACTGATGCACGAGGATACACATTGTCCAACACTGATCCAGAAGGTGTTATTGTTAGCGCCAGCGAACCACAATTCCAAAGTGATGGTGTGACAGCACTGGTAGCAGGTGATTTATGGCTTGATAGCGGTGATTTAGAAAACAGTCCTGTGATTTATCGCTATGATGGCACAGATTGGATTTTGATTGACAACACTGACCAAGTGGGACAAAACGGCATTGTGTTTGCTGATGCAAGATGGGACACTGACGGAACCACTGATGTGATCACAGGTTCATTGCCTGCCATCACAGAATTGCTGGCCAGTGATTATCTTGATCAAGACGCTCCTGATTACAGACTGTACCCACGTGGAATTCTGTTGTTTAACACACGTCGCAGTGGTTACAATGTAAAACAGTTTGTGAGCAACAAGTTTAATGCCAATGCTTACCCTACTTTACCAACAGTACCTGGAGCCGGCGGTTCATTGCCTACCATCAAAGACACTTGGCAGACAGCAAGTGGATTGAAGGATAACGGAAGCCCTTACATGGGTCGTCAGGCACAAAGACGCATGATTACAGCAGCCATGCAGGCAGCATTAACTGCCAGCACAGAAATCAGAGAAGATCAATATCAGTTCAATTTGATTGCTGCTCCAGGATATCCTGAATTGATTGACGAAATGGTTGCTCTAAACAACGACCGAGCTCAAACAGCTTTTGTTGTTGGTGATACACCCATGCGTCTAGCACCCAATGCGGTAGATATTGTCAATTGGAGTAATAACACCAATGGTGATGGATTGGCTACAGCTTCTCCATATCTGGGTGTATATTATCCAGCTGGCCAGTCTTCAGACTTACAAGGCAACAGTATTGTTGTACCAGCGAGTCATATGGCATTGCGTACAATTATCTTCAATGACAATGTAAGTTATCAATGGTTTGCACCAGCAGGCACACGTCGTGGTTTGGTGGACAATGCAACCAATGTTGGATACATTGACAGTGCCACTGGAGAATTTGTATTTGACAGTATTAGACCAGGTCTAAGAGATACACTGTATGAAAATAGAATCAATCCAGTGACCAATTTGCCAGGAGTTGGCTTGGTAGTGTGGGGTCAGAAAACTAGAAACCCAACCACAAGCAGTTTGGATCGTATCAATGTTGCACGTTTGGTTAATTATCTACGTACAATTTTAGCCACTGCTGGTAATGCTTTCTTGTTTGAACCAAACGACAAGATCACTCGTGATCAAATCAAGAATGTTATCAGTGGTGCAATCAATGACTTGGTTTCCAAGCGTGGTATTTACGACTATTTGGTAGTGTGTGATGATTCAAACAACACTCCAACACGTATTGCACGTAACGAACTATATGTAGATATTGCAATCGAACCAATGAAAGATGTTGAGTTTATTTACATCCCAATTCGTTTGAAGAACCCAGGCGACATTGCAGCAGGAATATAATATGGGTATATATTGGGGTCTAGGTGGCCCCAATAGTTTCCAATAAAATTTTGGTAAATACCTATAACAGGAGAATAAAATGGCAATTGCCTCATTAAACAAATTTACAGTTCCTTTAGCCACAAACCAGAGTGCCAGCACACAAGGTTTGTTAATGCCAAAACTTAAATATCGCTTCCGTGCGGTATTTGAAAATTTTGGAGTCAGCACAGATAGAGTCGAACTTACCAAACAAGTAGACAGTATCAGCCGTCCCAATTTGAACATGAATCCATTTGCTATTGATGTGTATAACTCAAAAGTCAATTTGATTGGTAAGCCCACATGGGAACCGGTCAATGTAACTTTACGTGATGACGCTGGCGGCAACGTAAGTAAATTGGTTGGCGAACAAATTCAGAAGCAGTTTGACTTTGCAGAACAAAGTTCTGCAGCGGCCGGAATTGATTACAAATTTATATTGAGATTTGAAATGTTAGATGGTGGTAATGGTGTTCATACTCCTAATATTTTAGAAACATGGGAACTGTATGGCTCTTTACTGGCCACAGTCAATTACGGCGAAATGGCCTATGGTGAAAATGGTCCAGCCACAATTACTCTTGGTGTTGTCTATGACAATGCAATACAGACTCCAACTGGTACAGGCATTGGCACACTGGTAGGACGCACATTGGGTACAGTGATTACTGGTGTAACCTGATAATATTTTTACTTTTACAGGCCCGGTTTCGACCGGGCTTTTTTTTGAAATAAATAATATAAAGTGGAACAATATGCCTAATATTTTTGATGGTTTTTTAACACAGATAACAAAAGGCGACAGTGTCAAAGATTTTAGACACGCCAGTCGTTTGTTTGTTGATAACAATTATGAACTAGCTCCAAAATACACATGGTTGTTTCATGTGTATTTTGATTTGAATCCTGAAGTTGCAACTTTGCCAGAAAGGCAACAAATTGAAGCAGGCATGTTAGTTAAGTCAGCTGATCTTCCAAAATATAGAGTTGATACAAAGACATACAACAATTATAACAGACCCTATGTAGCACAAACCAAAGTAAGATACGAAGAACTCAATATTGTGTTTCATGATGATTCTGCAAATTTGATTAGAAAACTCTGGTTTGATTATTTTAATTACTATTACCGTGATATGGATAACAATTACGGCGATGCTACTGGTGCGTTAAACGAAGTCTATAAAAAAAGTAATTTACAAGTGTTGGGACAAAGAAATTTATACAACAAGTTTGGATACAGTCCTAGAAAACAAAGTTACAATTCAAAGAATTATATCAATGCTATCAGGATATACAGTCTTCATAAAAAAAGATTCAGTGAATACACAATTATCAATCCAATTATAACTTCATTCAGGCATGGAACACATGTTAATGGACAAGATACTACATTAGAAAACACTATGACCATTGCCTATGAAAGTGTGCTTTATGCCAGTGGATCAGCTCGAGTGGCAAGAGGATTTGCTGATTTACACTACGACAAATCTCCTAGTCCATTGACAGTGGCCGGTGGGGGAACAAATACAATATTAGGGCCAGGAGGCATTGTCAATGCCTTGGATGAAGTTATTCAAGATGGCAGCGATAGAAAATGGGGAAGTAGTGCATTCAAATTGCTACGAGGATATGAAAAAAACAAAAACACTAATTTTTTAAATTTGGCACAGGGAGAATTGACACAATCTCTCACTAACATTTTACGTTCTACAGCATCAGGTGGTGGAATATCGGGCGGTGTCAATGCAGCAGCCAACCAAACTTTTTTTCCATATAGAGGTACAGATTCTGGACCGTCATTTCAATCAGCACTTGCAACAAAGACCACTGCTGCACCCGGCAGCGTGGCCAGCAATGGATTTAACATCACTGCCATAGGTGCAACAGTGGCCGGCGGGGTAGCGTCTGCCATTCGAGGTAATCCATTTGCTGCTGTTGGCAGTCAAATATCAGGATTAGCTACAAATATTACGGGCAGAATAACCGGTGCAGATCCAAATAAAATTGTTAATTTGAGTAAAAATGCTGTTGGAGGATTGACAGGAACAGGTACCAGTTCATTGCCAACCAATTCATTCCAGGCGGCAATTGAGAAGGCCAATAATAAAAACAAGGCATTTGCAGTGAATGATATTGCTAAAACAGCCGCCGAAGTAGCTACTGCCAGTGCGCCATTGGTTACACAATTGAATCCTACTGTGGCTGCATTTACTACTGGCACAAACTTGTTAGCAACTGCAACCAATGGTCTAGATATAACACCATTGAGAAACTTACAAGTTCCGGCAAATTCACAAGTGGCGGCATCAATTGCCAATTCTAATTTGACTGCAGACGCAGGTTTATCAACAGCTGGTAAGACTTCAACCAATGCTGCAGGCAGTGGGTTCGTAAATGGTAACTTTGGAAGTGTAAATACCTGATGATTCAATCTAACAGCAAAATATTTACTACCACTCTGTTTGGAGTAGGAACGGATCAAACCAGTTCGGACTTGGTTAATAAAGATTTATCTACACAACAAGAGTATGTTGGTTCAAGTACGTTTTCAAATTTAAGTACCAGTTTGCCTCGCGTGCCTTCAAACCAACGTGTGGCCAAGGATAATTGATGAAATCACCTAATCAAAACATTACATATCCAACCAATCTTACTGGTATCAACACTAATAATATATCACCGCCTGATACTAGAAATTTTTTTAATAATTATTTTAACTTTCCTATAGAAGTCAGTTCCAATATTGATGCAGCTATAATTGCGCATTTTGAAACTGCTGTTGGCAGTAAAGAATCAGCAATGGCGTTGGCCAGCGCACTAATATATACAGCCATTAAACAAGGACTCAATCCAATGAATGTTCTTGATGAATTCAAAAATTATCCTCCCGACCAAATTGATCTTTATGCGGCTTTGTTTTTAAACTTTGAAAGAATAGGAACTAGCTTTTTGGGACTTAAAACCAGTCCGCAGCAAAACAAATATGTCAAAAGATCAATACTGCCATAATGAAATACGCCAATGGTTTTTATCAGGTTCTCAATCCCAACAAATATGTAGGAAAAAAAGTTCCGCATTATAGAAGCAGTTGGGAACACAGCTTTATGAGATTCTGTGACAACAACCCGGCTGTGATACACTGGGCCAGCGAAGCAGTACATATTCCCTATGTGAATCCTTTTACCATGCGCAACACCATCTATGTACCAGACTTTTTAATTATCTATCAAAATAAAAACGACGAACGTATAGGCGAATTGATTGAAATCAAGCCAGGCAAACAGACCACACTGGAAGCAGCCGGTAAGAGTGTGAGAGATCAAGCCGCGGCTGTACTCAACATGCACAAATGGGCTGCTGCCAACGCCTGGGCCAAACAACAGGGACTACGCTTCAGGGTAGTAACCGAATCAGATATGTTCCACCAGGGCAAAAAGGCTCGGTAAATACCTGCATGACCAAAAAATTATCAGAACTATTTGACTTACCTGACTTGCCATCAACAGATTCAGCTGAAAACAGCGAAGTGTTGCAGACCATTGCAGACAATCGCGAAGCTATTGCAAGAGTTGATGAAGCCATAGACAAAATTGACGTAGCACTCCCAACGGTGAGAGATCTAGAAGCTAGCGATCAGGAAATGGATGAACTGGCAGACCTAGCCAAAAGCAAGTTTGAGGATCTAATGGATTTGGGCATGAACATGGATCCCAGATTCGGCGGGGTTGTATTTCAAACAGCAGGCACATTATTAGGACATGCTATCACTGCCAAAACAGCCAAAATGGACAAGAAGCTGCGCATGGTGCAACTACAGTTACAGAAGGCCAGACTGGATCATCAGATCAGCAAAGAAAATCCAGAAGATCGGCCCGTGGATGGTCAAGGCATAGTGCTGGATAGAAACG